GTATCAAACACTCTTGTTATATCGCTGAATGCAGAAGTTGCTGCTTCAATCATATCACCCACAGTTGGAGCAGCTGCATCTAATGTGCCCATTGTTGGCATTTTTAAATTAGGTGCTGCAGCTGGTGTTGAAGAAGGTGCTGATGCACTGGCTACAACAGGATTAGGTGATGAAGTGCCTGCTGATGATGCTAAAGAAATATCACCAGCGTAAGAATTAACTTTACTTAATAATGATGCACCATAACCACTATTTAAGTTTAAATTGCTTCCGCCAATTGATTGAGTCACGGCTCGATTAGCTTCTTCTTGTGTATTAAAAGATTTTCGTAAATTGGCATCTTTAATATACCTTGCTGCAATTCTAGCCGCAACAACTGGATCATTAGCTAAATCAGGGTTGTCAACTAAAGGTAGATTTAAAGCTTTACCCATAGACGCATAGTTATTCTTACCTGTCAACTGAATAAACCCTCTTCCTCGATATTTAAACCCATCACCAGGTTCCGTATTACCCATTTTTCCACCATAGACCAATTCAGCTAAACCTTGTGGATTATTCGTATATTGTTTAAGTTGTTCGTCAGATAAATTTTTCGTTCTTGTTGGAAATACTTCTTTTAATCTTGCTGTTGACGTATAGTTTAAATTTTCACTAGCTGGTTTAAATCCCGATTCTTTTTTAATATTTGCTAATAATGCAATTTGAGTTTTTTCATCAGTTATTCCCTCTTGAGCAAAAGCAGCCATTAAATCTGATTGTATTCCTCCTGGTTTTGGATACATTCCAAAAGCTGCGCCGCCAGAACCAGTTGTTATAGGTGTTGTTGAGGATCTTGTTGGTGATGTTGTAGGAGACTGAGGCGCTGGTGTAGGAGCAGGCGTTGATGCCACTGGTGTTTCAGTTTGCGTTTCACCATTTGGTTTGCTACTGCTAAATCTTCTCATCTCAGCTGCATCAATACTTCCATCAGCCTGGCTTTTTAATGCACCAGCATGTTGTATATCTTGTTGTTCTTTAACAACACGAGATTCTTTAATTTCGATAGCTCTTTTACCTGATGCTTCAGCCTCAGCAATTTTAGCTCGCAACTCATCTTTAGTTCTTATTTCACCTGAGGTAAAGTCGGATAGCTCTTCATCGGTTCTATCATCTTTTAGATAGGATTTCAACTCATCATTTATTAAAAAAGTTCTTCTTGCAGATTTTGAGGCTTGACTACCTCTGTCTTGAGCTATACGCAACTTTTGTTTTTCTTGTGTATTTGCTTCTGAGTTCTTTTTATCAAGTAAATCCATTAACCATTTTGCAGATACTAATGCAGCTGCAATTCCCAAAAATACTGGATTTGTTAATATTGGTAATAGTGTGCGAAGTGCGCCACCCAAACCTTTCATAATATCTAAACCAACACCAAATATTTTTCCCAAGTTTTCTGTTGAAAATATGGTTCCTAATACTCCAGTTATAGCTGCTGCAATCGTTGTTCCCATACCCATTATTGAACCTAAAATTCCTTTATCTTCTTTTTTAGGCGCTTGTTGTGTAGGTGAAGTGGAGGGTTTTGTTTTTTCTTTACGAAATTGAGTTTCGTAAGAGGCTTCATTCTCACTAGCCTTCTTGAAGAACATGTCAGCACCTTCTCTTGGAGTGCCACCTTGTAGTTTAACCAATTTGCCAATATTTTGCCTCATCACATTCATATCTCTGGCCATACTCGGTAGAGACATAGAATTTTTAGCAGAAATTGTAGAGCTAATTTTCACATCTCTAAATTCTGAAATTAAACCATCAACATTTCCTAAAGAAGAACTCTGTGTAGTTGAAAGTTCTTTCACTTTGTCAGCTGGGGTTGCTTTGTAAGCTTTAAATACTGAAGGCAGGGCCGCAGCTAACAAGCCCTTTTGGTCAAACATTTGCCTTGGATCAATTTTTTCCAAAGCTCTTTTACCAAAAGTTGATGCTAGGCCTCCGCCTTTTGCCTTTTCAGATTTATAGATTTCTGCTAATCTACTTGTTTTATCTGCCATTTGCAACCCTTTGTTGTTCTAATCTTTGTTTTTCTTCTTCAAGGTGCTTCATTAACATATCGATATAAATTTGTCTTTCCCAAGGTATCATATTATCCAATTCAGTCAAACTATATTTGTGATACTGCATCAATGCAAAATTAGTTTGATAATAGTTTAATAAACTATCATGGGAAAGACTTATACGAAAAAATTTTGAATTCCTTCTAATACAATATCTTCTTCATATTTACATTTTGCACATTTAAATTCTAATTTCTTTTCAAATTTTGGCATTGTATTAAAGAATTTTTGAATTTTTTCTAAATCATCTTGTTGCATACTATCAATAAAGTCCATTAATTCTTCTCTTGTAGCATCTTTTGAATAGTAAATTTGGTTATCATCATAAATGTAATCTATACATTTAACAATTAGTTCCATTATTCCATCAAGGTCGTTTAGATTTTTAACATTAACATCATTGACCATTTGAAATGTTGGATACTTCATTACTAATCCAAGTTTGTCAGTAATAACAATCTTGTTTGAATGCTCTTCACTCATTTTTGGTTGCAATTCTAATATGTTCAAATCAAATTTTACAACCGAATTGCAAGGTTTATCATCTACTGTATTGTTGCAATTGTATCTCAAATTTACAACCTCACCTACAGACCTAGCTCTTAGTTGAATGAATAGATGTTCAAGGTCAAAAGTTGGTAACTCATCAATGTCCACCTTACTTAATAGGCAATTGTTTAGAATTTGTTTAATGATATCGACCGACTCTTTAATTTCACCCGATTCGGAAGCCATTAAAAATAGTTTTTGTTCTTTCACAAGAAACGGTCTAAATTTTACTATTTTGCCTGTTGAAATTAGTTTAGTCTCATAAATCGGCACATCAATTTTTGGTAAAGCCATATTATATCCTCACGTTTAAAAAATAACTCTGGTTGCTGGTGTAATTAGTCTCTCTGAAATACTAGTACCAGCTTTGTCGAAGAATCTGGATGCTTTGTCTCCAAATAGTTGAGCTGCAGCAGCTGCAATATCATATTGACCTTGATAGACCACACGATACTTTTGATAAGCAAATTGAATCGTTAGCCTATGAAATCCTTCTTCAGACCAAGATAAAGGTTGCGATACAATTGAAATTGGAAAAGCATCAATCATTTCAATTGCATATATTTGTTTGATGAAATCATCATACTGAATAACTTTAATGTTAGTCATGTAGCGAGTGTCTTCACCTTTTGGAAAACGCAAGTTATTGGTATCAGATGGCATAATTGCTTCGATCCAACGGTCAAATAACTTACGCTCATAAAATTCATTTGTACACAAGAATGTTAGTGTTGTAGTTCCATCTTGGTATTGTGTTTGATATGGAACTTTAAATATTGGTCCATAAATTTTAACATCAGCAGTCACTAAAGATTTACCAGGCAATTCAGCACTCTCGCATTGTAGTGCCAAATATCTTGAAATGGCAGCATTACTGCTTTTGCCTTGAGCATCAGCTGGCTCACTTCCTAAGATTTGATTGATAGCATCAGAAACATCAGTTACAATTGTATTTGGTAAATTAATTAGTTTTTCTAATGTGGATGTTTTTATAAATTTAGCAATGTATTCTGGAATAGGAAGAATAACCTCAAATCGGTTATTTTTAGCTAGACCATCTTTAGTTTTAATATTAGATAAAAATGATTGTGGTGTGAAAGCCATTAAAATTGTTCCTCAGATTCGGCATGAACTTTACTTGCTGTTGCGCCAACAAAACTTTCCATCGGCAGTAACGCAGCTATGTCCCATTCGTCAGCAGATATTTCCAAAAACCTTGATTGCACCTGACTAAAGAGATATCGTTTAATACAAGGCTGTGCTTCAAATATCTTTGAAGCGGAAGCCAAAGCGGCATAACTCAACCTTAACTTTGTAGTTTTATCGAATTTAGTATTATTTGCATAATCACTTAACTTATCCAATAAAATAATTCGTTGCTTTGGGTGAATGTAGTGTAGATTCAACCCTAAAAATCCATCATTGTATTGTTCTATTGGAAGTACCAATGGGAACCGGTCGTAGTATGGCATCGAACCTTTTGTCTTGGGATCATAAAAGTAAAAATACATTTTGCCGATTATGGTCGAATCACGTAGACGGATTCTATCCTGTAGTAACGCCTGGCGACTTGGCTTCAATTGAGTTACCTTAGATTGTAGCCATGCCCGTGCTTGGTTTGTTCTTGGAGTCAAACCTTGTTTTCTTAACGATTGATTTATTCTGTCTATTAGATACGCCATATTCTATTTATGTCAAAGACCAAGTTCTTTTTCTGTGATAACTTTAAACTGCCACCCATGTTCTCTACAGAATAAATCGGCTGCTCTCCACTTCTCCTGATTGATAGCATAAGTAGCAGCTTCTTGAATGAATCTTTGAGTCTTACGTTTCTGTACAGGCATCCTAGTTTGAGCATCTGGTTTGACCTCAAGTACCATAGTTTTTTCTGATCCACCCTTTTGTTTAACTTTGGCAACAAAATCAGGAAAGTACCTGTGCATTCTATTGTCCACAGGTGATTTGTAGGGTATTACCAGTTCCTCTGAAGCCCACCAAATGACATTTGGATTGTCATCAAAGTATTTCATCACTCTGAGTTCCCAACTGGAACGATATATGATGTTGTTTGCATTACCTTTATACTTGCTTGGATTTTTGGGTTTAAAGGTGCCTTTGTAGGTTTTGTTTAGGGTATTCATATAAATATATAGTACAATTCTTTAGGACTACGAATGGCATTATTCTCATTAACGGACATAAACTTTAATCCAGGTGGAAACCGTACCAACTTATTTAAGTCCAACTTCGATCAAGATAACCTTAGATATCCATCAGATTTAGGCGATATTGGCAAAGGACACTATATGGTGTTTTATGTGAATGTTCAAAGAAGGACACAATTTAAAGATTTTACTCCATCGACCAGAACACCAGCTACCATTAGTAACAGGACAAATGATGTTAGCAATCTTTTAAATGGTGTATATGATAGTGTGGTTGGATCAACAGCAAGAAGCGCTTCTTCAGAAGGCGACCAAGCATCACCAGCAAACTTTATAGGTGATGCTAAAAATTATTTAACAGGTGCTTTGAGTAATGGTGGTTTGTTTAGGTCTATTGTATCCACAACTGACAGCATCGCATTATACATGCCAGATACTTTGAATTTTACATACAATCAAAATTATGACAGTCCTTCAATGTCTGCTGAATTTGGTAATGTTGGAGCTGCAGCTCAAGGCGCAGCTGCTGGCGTAGATGCTGTAAAGAATTTTATTAATTCTGGAAAACAATTCTCAATTCAAAATTTGGCACCTTTTGTTAGTTCATTAACACCTTTTGCAGCTAAAGCTGTAACACAAGGATTAGGAGCAGTAAAGTTGGGTGGGGGTGCAGGAACTTTTGCAGCTTTGACCAATTTATCTGGTGGTGTTCTTTCTGAAAATCCACAATTAGAATTAATATATTCAAGTCCAGCAATGAGAGAATTTAGGTATTCATTTATGTTTTATCCTAGAGATGAAAGAGAATCAACTCAGGTACTAAACATCATTGATAAATTTAAATTTCACCAAGCACCAGAAATTTTAGGTGGAACTTTGGGTAGATTTTTGGTTCCACCATCCGAATTTGATATTGAATTCCATTACAATGGAAAAGTAAATCCAAACCTTCCTAGAGTATCTACTTGCGTTTTAACAAGTATAGATATTGATTATGCACCTAACGGTTTCGCAGCCTATGAATCAGGTAAAACTAACCAAGCAACAAGAGGTTCAACTGGTATGCCTGTTGGTATTCGCATGGACTTAGCATTCAAAGAAATCGACATTATTACAAAACAATTCTTCAAAAAACCTAATAGTAGAAGTGAACCTTTTGATACTTCACAAGAGGTAAATATTAATCAACCGGCCGGCGGCGGAGTTTAATCAATGGCAAAATATTTTAATTTTTTTCCAAAAGTTTTATATACTCCAAATTCCCAACTGGAATCTTTGGACGTATTGACCAACTTAACAACAAGATTTACCTTTGAACAAAAATTTAAAGAAGATACGTCTGTTTATTACAAATATGACATTAGAGATGGAGATACGCCTGAAATATTGTCATATAAATTGTATGGTACTCCAGAAAAACATTGGATTATTCTTTTGATGAATGATATTGTTGACCCACTTTTTGATTGGCCATTAAAACAACAAAATGTTATAAATTTTGTTAATAGTAAATATTCAGCAAATGCTAGTGTTGGTCAAACAGGATATGAATGGGCTGCATCAAACATCCATTCTTATTACAAAATTGAAACGCAGACCATAAATTCAAACGGTCAACAGAATATTTCAAAGTACCAAATTGATGCAAATACATATGCCGCTTTGGCATCTTCAAGCACACCATACACCTTGGCTGATGGCAATCAAATAACAATTGCTATATCTAAAGAACCAAAAACTTACTATGAATATGAAGTTGATGAGAATGAAAACAAACGAACAATTAAAATCTTAAAACCTGAAATAATTCCAGCGGTAGAAAAAGAATTTAAACGTGTCCTGAATGATACAATTAAATGAGTGAATATAATTTAAAACAAGCAACAGACTTTGACATACGGGAGTTAACAATTGTTACTAACCGTGGCCCATTTGACTTGCGAGGAATGTTTCAAGAGCTAAACATCTTTGATAGCGTCTTGTCTCCATGCATGACAGGCAATCTTTTAATTGTTGACTCATTGGGTTTATCTGAAAGCTTATTGTTGGATGGAACAGAAATTCTTTTGATTGATATTGAAAAAGGTGATGGACTAGAACCACTAAAGAAAAGATTTAGGGTGTTTAGTCAAAAGAACCGAAATCAATATAATCAAACAAGCGAAGCTTATGTGTTAATGTTTGCATCGGAAGAATTTATTCTATCTGAGCAACAGAGAGTTAGCCAGCACTATGAAGATACCTATTCCGAAATTATGTATAGTATTCTTCAAGACTATTTGAAACCTGCAAACGGCAAATTGGGTGGAAATTTTGATGATTCTCTTGGTTTAACAAGCGTGGTTATTCCATTTTTAAAACCATTTGACGCTATCAATTGGTGTGCTAAGCGAGCAATTGGTACAAATGATAAACCTAATTTTGTATTCTTTGAAAATTTGGATGGTTTTAATATCTGTTCTTTAGATACAATTATCGAATCTGATTCTATAATGGAATTAGTATTCTCACCTAAGAATTTAAATTACCTATCCAATACAAGCTTTGATGAAGAATTCTTCGGTGTTAGAGCTATGCAAGTCATTACACAAAATGATTTTGTAAAGAAAACAAGAGCTGGTGTTTTTGCAGGCAGTGTTGTTGGATTTGACCCAATTACTCGTACAGTAAAGAAAACAGTTTACAACTTTAATGATGTTTATAATGACACATCACATTCAAATCCAAATCCAATAATATCACAAGATAAAAATAAAACAGGTAAAACAAATTATGAGATGCAAAATGCTAGACAACTCGTATATTTGGATACTTCTTCTAGGGACACCAGTGAATATTTAAATGAAAAAGATGCTGAGTCTTTGCAAGTTAAAGATGTTCCACAAAAGTATATTTTTCAAAGACAAGCCATTTTTCAAAACTTGTTTACACAAAGAGTTAAATTAGTCTTACCTGGAAACTTTTTGGTAACCTCAGGTAAGATGATAGATTTGAATGTTCCTCGTTATGGTGTTCATGCGGCAGATGATGATAATTTTGATATGACATTAAAAGGCACTTATATGATAGCGGCTACACGCCATATTATACGATACACTGGTTGCGAAACTATTATTGAAGTTGTGACAGATTCTACTGAAAGAGTGAATGTTCAACCAAATACAGCCGAAAAAGAAGAAACGATGACTTGGTATGATAACTGATTACAATAATAAGCCTTTTCTTTACCATGGAAAAATTGAATCGATTGATGATCCTGCAGAGCTTCATCGTATGCAGGTTCGTGTCTTTGAACTACATGATACAGATGTAACGAAGATACCAACAGAAACTCTTCCTTGGTTTCAACCGTTATTCTCAATAAATGCAGCTAATAGTGCTTCAGCACCAAATGTTGGTGATTGGGTTCTAGTTTATTTTCCTGACCCCGAATCGGCACAATTTGGTTATGTCATGGGTACTTTGCCAGGAATTGTATCGGAAACTACTGAACAAACAGTATATTCCACACAAACAAGACCAGTTAAACCAGCTGGTGATCCAGCAGGAACAGTAGGACGACCATCTACACCTCCATTATCCAGAAAAGTGGTTGCGGGCACAGGCGTGGATAGAAGCAACAAATCACTAGTCCATGTGTGTGATATTACACATGAAACTAATCGTGTAACTAATGCTATGCGTAGACAATTTAGTGAAGTGGTTGCAGCTATTAAAGAAGCAATTTCTGCCTTATTGAAAGCATTAGGTTTTGCCGACCCCTCTGGTGAAATATTAAAGTTGACAGAATTGGCCAAAGATATTGCAAGAAAGATTAAAAAAGTAACAGACTTTGTGAGAGATATTAATAGTACCATTGCAGAATATTTAAAAATCATTAGACAGATTAGAGCTATGATTGCTTATATTTTAAGTTTGCCTGGAAGACTTTTAGCTGAGTTTCAACAATGTTTGGCTAACTTGTATAAATCTTTATTATCAGGATTCACGTCAGCGTTTGCAGAAGTTGGCAGTATAGGTGATTTAGCAGAGTTAGCTGAAGCAGTTAATACAGTTACAACAGAAATTCAAGCTGCTGCAACTCAAGTGGCTATATTAGCTAGCACACCACAACAGTTGGCTGCGGTTGTATCTACACCTTCAAGCTCTGCGGATATTGCTAGAGCTGAACAGGACTTTACAACTTATATGACTTCAGATGGATTATTCAATTCTTTGGTTCCTTCTCCATCTTCTTTACAACCTTCCGCAGAAGCAACAGCTGTGGTTAGTTCCAATATTGTTGATTTTAGTAATGGAAAAATGGCTTAAACATGGCAGTAGATAACGCTTATTCACCACCAGATTATAGTTGGCTTCAGAGAGAGTCTGAGGCTTCGGTGGAAAATCCACCAAATTTTCCAGATAATAATTCACAACAAACTAAATCTGGTCACATTTTTGAAATGGATGATACATTTGGTCGTGAGCGTATTCGAATTCACCATAGAACAGGCACCTTTGTTGAAATGCATTCTAATGGTGACGAGACACATAAGATAACTGGTGATGGTTATGAAATCATTGCAGGCAACAAATATGTACACATCAGTGGTTTTTGTAACATTACAATTGAAGGTGATGCAATCGTTAATGTCAAAGGTAATAAAACTGAGCTGATTGAGGGTAATTATAACCAAGTTATCAAAGGTGATTTTATCCAAGTTGTTAAGGGTGAATCAAGAATGTTATCTGATGGAAATATGACAGTTGGTTGTGGTTCAGATTTTCTTGGTTCATTAAGACTTGTTACTGGTGACCACTTGAGATTAGAAGGTGATTTGTCTGTGAATGGTGGTATCTCAGCTACAAACATAACTAGTGATGGTTGGGTTGCTGCGGCACAAGGTGTAAATGCGGGACCAAAAGGATTTGTTTCTTTACTTGGTGGTTTATCCGTTGGTATTCCAATTGCAGTTCCTGGTTGTGTAAATGCTTTAGTTGAAGTTAAAGCGCCGCTAGGAACTTTTGGCACAATGTCTGCTATTTTAATGACAGATATGATTAATACAAAAATATTTGATACTCACATCCATATGGCCAGAGGTCCAACCTCACCGCCAATTTCTGGACCAATGATTTAAGGATTATATTATGGCTTCACTATTCTCACGATTAAACTATACGTATACTGACCCAAACTCAATAATCAGTACATTGTCTGATGACGTTACACGAACATTAGATTCTATGCCAAAGATGTTAACACAATGGCAAGCCGATGATGTTGCTAACAGTAATACTGGCGGTTACTTTGTTAATCCTTGTGCTAATATCACATTAAGTATTTGGGCTTCATCAAATAATTTAGTATCTGTAGCTAATAATGTCCAAGGTTCTGGTAATTTGACTGGCCTTTGGACTCAGATTACCACCACTTTTGCTTATATCAGTAACAGTTCTACCAGTAATACTCAAGCTGGAGATTTTTTAGCACATACAAATAGAATATCTGGTGTGACTTCTATAACTGTATCGGCCGACCAAGGAGTTGCTAACTTGCCTCATTATGAAACTGCGGTGCAAACAGGCAAAGCAATGGTATCTCTAATATATCAAACTGATGGTGTATCCAATAATGCACCAATTATGGGTAATTTTACAAGCTTGTTTGTGGCGAATGACTTGATTGCAATCTACAACACAATGTCCACATATGCAAATACTATTAACAATAGCATTTCAATTTCTGGTTCTGGAAGTGAGATGGATCCATTTATTCGCACTTCAAATTTGACATATAATGTGGTAAATGCCATAGCAACAACTGCCAATACTGCGAATTCTATATTCTATGACCGCAGAAAACATGATGAACAATTCTATAAAAACTCAATTGATATTTTGAATGATTATAAAAAAGTTAGAGGAATTGGAAATTCCGGCCAATCTGAAGATTATTTAATTAAAAATTACATTGGATCCGACAAACTTCTTTCCAGGTTGTAATAAATAAACAATGGCAATAGCAATAATCAATACAGTAAAAGAATATCGTGATTTGGATTTGAATTTTAAAATTCATCCAATCAAAAAAGATATCAACAAACATACAGCCGAAATGGCTGTAATTAACTCAGTTAAGAACTTGGTGTTGACGCAACACTATGAGATTCCATTTCAACCTGAGATTGGTTCCAACATTCAAAAATTATTGTTTGAACCTTTAGATTCGGTGACTGCTTCTTTACTTGATAGAGAAATTAGGCAAGTTATTAAGAATTTTGAGCCAAGATCATCCGTTGATGTTGTTAAAGTTCTTCCAGATTATGATAAAAATGGATTTACAGTAACTCTCCAATTCTATATCATTAATAGAACTGAACCAATCTCAATACAATTTTTATTAGAACGAGTACGATAAATGGCACAAAATCGTTTACAGGTTACCGAGCTTGATTTTGATACAATCAAGACCAACCTAAAGTCATTCCTAAAACAACAAACCGAATTTCAAGACTATGATTTTGAAGGTTCTGGTTTAAATGTTCTCATGAATTTATTGGCATATAATACACACTATAATGCCTATTACTTAAACATGGTTGCTAATGAGTCTTTCTTAGACACAGCATTACTGCGTGATTCTGTTGTTTCTCATGCTAAGACCTTGGGTTATACTCCTTATTCCAAAACTGCCGCTACCGCTATCATAGACATGACTATTAATAGTGGCAGTGCCACGGTAGATACTTTGACGATTCCAAAAGGATACATTTTTAATTCAAATATCATTGATAAGAGGAGTTATTCGTTTGTTGTTTTAAATGAAACATCTGTTACGAAATCTGGTACTCAATATGTTTTTGAAAACTTGAATATTAAAGAAGGCCAATTAATTAATTACAATTTTACCTATGATGAATCAAGCAATCCTAAAGCATTATTCACATTGCCGGATGAAGGCATTGATACAAACACAATTACATTAACTGTTAGACCTTCTGCAAGTAATACACAAATTCAAGTTTACAATAAAGTAACTGATATTTTAGATACAGATGCAACTTCTCAAGTTTTCTTTTTGCAAGAGACAAAAGGTGGAAAGTTTCAAATTTATTTTGGTAATGACAAAATTGGTAAAAAACTAGCTGATGGGTCAGTATTGAGTGTCAATTATTTGGTAACAAATGGAAGTGTTGCTAATAAAATTGATGGATTTTCAATGACTGCTGCTATTGGTGGTTTTTCAACATCAACGATAAGTGTTGTGTCTATTGCTTCTGGTGGTTCAGATAGAGAAACTGTCGATGAAATTAAGGCGGCTTCGCCTGTCCAATTTGCTACACAAAATCGTTTGGTAACAAAAGTTGACTACGAGTCTTATATTAAAAAAAGTTATCCAAGTATTGATTCACTCTCAGTTTGGGGCGGCGAAGATGAACTTCCGCCAATTTATGGTAAAATTTTAATTTCTTTAAAACCAAAAGAAAACTATTTTATTACGGAAATTGAAAAGACAAGAATTATAAATGAAATTATTAAACCAAAAGCTATTGTTTCAGTTAGTGCTGAGATTCGTGACCCGGAGTATTTATATTTGATTTTAAATTCAACTGTAAAGTATGATGAGAAGAAAACAACTCTTGATGATAATTCATTAAGAACACTAATTAGAAATGCAATCATTGCTTACAAAAACACCAGTTTAAATAAATTTAACAGTATTTTTGCTCTTTCAAAATTGCAAGATGAGATTGACCGTGTCAGTCAAAATAGTATTATTGGTTCAGAAACGATTGTTCGATTGCAGAAAAGATTTCAACCGGAAATAGGTTCAACCTCAAATTATACCATTAATTTTGGTGTTCCTTTACATCGTGGTACAATTACTAATAGATTGACTTCATCTGAATTTGCCACATTTGATAACTCTGGTGTTAGTCGTACAGCTATTATTGAAGAAATTCCACAATCTTCAACCGGCATTTCTTCAATTGAAATTTCAAATGCTGGTTATAATTACGAAACAACACCCACAATAACAATTACTGGTGATGGTGTTGGTGCAACTGCTGTTGCTATCATCCAAAATGGTAGAATTACACAAATTAAAATGACTAATCGTGGTGTTGATTACAGTCGTGCGGTTGTTACAATCTCAGGTGGTGGCGGATACAATGCTGCGGCTTCTGCGGTAATTGACACTAGAGTTGGCACAATTAGAACCATTTACTTTGACGCTGATGCCAATAGGCAAATCATAAATCCTAGTGTTGGACAAATTAATTACGGCACTGGTGTTATTACAATTAATGATTTAAGGGTTTTATCAGTTTCTACAGTAGATGGCTTAATTCGATTGAGTTTAGAATCTGAATCTGGAATTATTGAATCCAATAAAAGTACAATTATTACAATAGATGAAACCGACTTGTCTTCAATTTTTACGCAATTATTAAAAGTTAATTCGTAATGTCAGATTTAAAAAATTCAATTCTTGTAAATCAACAAGTTCCCGAATATGTTCGGGAAGAATATCCGCTATTTGTAAACTTTTTGGAAGCTTACTATGAGTATCTTGAAACTAAACAAGGCACTCAAAAAAATGATTTAGTAACACAGGCTAAAAATTTACGATATGTTTCTGATGTTGATGATTCCATAGATAATTTTGAAGAAAGTTTTCTAAACAACTTTGCGGCATTAATGCCACAAACCTCAGATGTTGATAAAGCATTTTTAATTAAGAATGTTCTACCAGTATATCTATCAAAGGGTAGTGAAAAATCTTTTAGTTTGCTATTCAGACTCCTGTATGGTTCTGAAGTTGATATTACTTTTCCTAAAGACAATATTCTTAGAGCTTCAGCTGGTGAGTGGACAGTTGAAAATGTTTTAAGAATTAATAATGATGTTTTTACCAAATATACAGGTAATGGTAGTACAACAACTTTCTTTTTAGCACAACAAACTTTAGCATCTGAAATTACAGTATATGTTAATAATGTATTGACCACATCAGGTTTTAATGTCAGAAAAGAAACAAAAAAATTAATTTTTAATACTGCACCGACTAATGGTTCTGTAATTAAAGTTTACTATACCAACTTTGATTTCAATCTATTTACATCCAGAAAAATTACAGGTACAACATCCGGTGCGACTACTATTATTGAAAGAGCTGCGCCACGATTAATTACGCAACAAACTTCAATTGAATTATATACTTCTACTAATAATTTAACTGGTACTTTTTTAAATGCCGAAGAAATTACATCTGAAATTATTGGCGATGATGGCACAACACTAATTACATTAGTATCAAATACAATTTCAACTGTTAATTCGATTGTAGTTACAAATAGTGGTTCAAGATATAATATTGGTGATCCAGTAGCAATTAATGCTGGTGGTTTTATCACTAAAGCTGAAGCTGTTATTGATTCAGTTACAACAGGTTTTGTTGATGTTTTAAGTGTTCAATTTGGTGGTGCTGGATTTCAAATTGGTGGTCTAATTACAGCATCAGGATTAGGTGGAACAAGAGTTGTTGGCGCTGCAACAGCTATAGATTCATCAGGTGATAATTCAGCAAACTCATATTCAATTTTTACGGATGTCATTAGTCCTTATGCTAATGTTTCAATTTCAAGTGCAAATTATGGATTTCCTTCAAACGTAATTCCGACTGGAGAAAATGTATCAACAAGACTTATTGACGCATTCTCAATAGGAACGGTAACTGGAATTGGCCCAATATCAAACATTACCGTGCTGTTTTCCGATTCTTCAAATGGCTCACTTTCTTATGATTCACAAGGGGCTCAAGTTGAAACTTTATCAAATACTTTCATTGACATTAAGACCTTTGGTTCTTTAGGTAGAATTAGGATAAACAATGGAGGCAATGGATATGTTATTGGTGATGAGATTGTATTTGGTTCTAATCCACCAGGAACTTTTGGCGCAGGAGCTGCGGCCGCTGTAACCAATGTTAATTCGAACGGTGCAATTACTAAAGTTGAATTTGGTCCTTCTACAATAAATGGAACAGTTTCAGTTTCAGCTAATAGTATCCAAGTTATTGGTACAGCAACAGACTTTGGTGGTCAACTTAGTATTGGTGATAGAATTTTAATTAATTTGGAATCAAGATATATTAATTCAATATCTTCTTCAACCACCTTTAATGTAAATGTGGCATTCACAAAGACCTCAACTAACAAAAGAGTGGGTGTTTATAATAGAAGTCCAATTGGTGGTTCTGGATACATACAAAATAACTTTCCATCACTAACAGTTACTTCATCCAACGGTTCAGCTTCAGGTGCTAATGTTGAAGTTATTTCAGTTATGGGTGACTCTGAACGAATTGCAGGAACAGCATCAACAGTTGCGGGACAAATTCGCTCAATTAAAATTACAAATTCTGGTGCCGGATATGAATTTTTACCAGCCATAGATTTAACTGGATATGGAGATGGAACTGCAACAGCTGAAGCTGCAATTGAAAGGTCTTATGTTTCTTTCCCCGGCCGCTGGAAAAGCTCAGAAGGTATTTTATCTGCACTAGACAGGAAAGTTCAAGGTTTGGACTATTACATTGACTTTACATATTTGACAGCCGTTCAAGTAGAATTTTCAAAATATAAAGACATTCTAAAAGGACTTCTCCACCCAGCTGGATTTAAGAATTATGCAGAGTACCCAATCAATAAAAACATCAGTTTGGCCACCACTCTCTCATCTGCCAAATCAGTTGAGGTTTCTGGTACAGTCAACGTAAACAGTTCAATTTATGTAACTGGTACTAACACTAGATTCATTACAGCAAATACCCGTGGCATTTTGACAATTGGCTCAAATGTTGCTGTTAATAATCAAACCAGAACGGTAAATGCAATCATCAGTAACACACAATTTACCGTTTCTTCTGCATTTACTATGAGTTCCAACACACAATCTCTGATAATTGTAACATAAATATAGTTCATGGCAACAAATTACACATCTAAAAAACTAGCTTTGAATAACGCTGAAAGGTTTAAAATCTCTTTCATCGAAGCTTCACCTTCCATCCAATATATATTTTTGGGTGGCCATGTTCCTTATGCTAATGAATCTTCTCCAGATTCTATTATTGAAACCATCTCAAATGAAAAATTAGTTTGGGACAATATGTTTGCGGCCAAAAGAGTTACGGCAAACGATGTGGAACATTCCATTCCTCGTGTGAATTGGACAGCAAACACAAAGTACCGTCACTATGATGATACTATAGCTTTAACTGACTTAATAACTGCAAATGTAACACAAAACCTTAAACCGATGTATGTGATTACATCGGAAAGAAATGTTTATAAGTGTTTGTCAAATAACGCAACGGCCAATTCAACTATTGAACCAACAGGTGACTTCACCACATCAAATGGCGTTATCTCTACGGCAGATAGTTACATTTGGAAATATATGTTTAATGTGAGGTCTTCTAATAAGTTTTTGACTAATGATTGGATTCCAACTCCAACTAGGTCTGCAACCGCTAGTACATTGTCGGACTATAATTTGGATGATACAGGTGTAGTTAACGGCGAGTTGACAACTGTCACAATTAAAACCGGCGGCACTGGTTATTACCATAACATCGTGACAGTAAGCTCCTTTGGTTCTGGTTGTACAACTTTAACTTTAGCTAACACAACCAATGTTGCAGCTAACATGTCTGTTTCTGGTACAGGCATTGCAACTGGTTCTTATATTTCCAATTTGGATTCTCCAAATAACAAAATTACATTGTCTTCTTCTACTACTGCCAACGGCGGTGGAACAGGCAATAACTTAACAATACTCACTAGAGTGTATTTTGATGGTGATGGTATTTCAGCCGCAGCTACTGCTACAGTAGCAAATGGTGCGGTCACAAAAATTACCATGTCAACTATTGGTACTGGGTATACTAGAGCTAATGCTATCATTTATGGCTCAGGAACAGGTGCAAATGCAAGATGTATTATTGCACCAAAATATGGTCATGCTAAAAATCCAATCAAAGATTTGCTTGCTACTAATGTTATGGTTGCAAGCAGAATCGGTGATGTGGATTCTTCAGAGGGTGGAATTATTTCTATAGATACCTCATTCAGACAAATAGGTCTTCTAAGAAACCCACATAAATACGGTGTGGATGCAGCAGCAAACAACTCAACTGCTAATGCTGTCATATCTCAAACACGAACACTAACACTTACGACCGGATCATCGTATACACTTGAAGAATATGTTTATCAAGGAACATCAGCTAATAACGCAACTGCTTATGGATATGTTCATTCACAAACATCAACAGCTATTAAGTTAACGAGAGTGGCGGGTACATTTGTTGTTGGTCTTTCTTTAATTGGTGATACATCCGGTGTAACAAGGACTATTGTTTCTCAAGCAAATCCAGAATTTGAACCATATTCTGGTGATATCTTATATGTTGAAAATGCGGCCAAAACGGATAGAGAAGATGGCCAAGCAGAAAATATTAAATTTGTAATACAGTTTTAAAGGCAAATAATGGCGACAAACTATAATGTTAATCCTTACTATGATGATTACGATGAAGGCAAACAGTTTTATCGTATTCTGTTTAGGCCAGGTCGAGCGGTACAAGCTCGTGAATTAACACAAATCCAAACATCTCTCCAAAAACAGATTGAGCGTTTTGGCAAAAGCATTTATAAAGAAGGTTCTATTGTTGTTCCTGGTGGACAATATATTGATAGACAGTATTACTATGTAAAATTGACATCCTCTTTTGGTGCGAATACATCTGACACGAAAATTTCATCATTAATTAACAGTACTATTACTGGTGCCAATTCTAAAGTTTCTGCTATTGTTGTTAATTCGGTTACATCAACATCAGCTGGTGATCCATCAACAATCTATGTTCGTTATACATCATCTAGTGCTTATGATGGTGGTTCCAATACTGTATTTCAACCTGGCGAAGTTATTACAAATTCTTCTGGTAACATTAGTTTACAAGTAGCTGCAACTTCTGCCACAGGTAACGGAACAGCTTTCTCTGTTTCAAGTGGTGTTGTTTTCACCAAAGGTGTGTTTGCTTATTTTGATGACCAAACTATTATTGCTGAAAAATATACTCAGGCTAACAATGTTATTCTTGGTTTCCAAGTAACAGAATCTACAGTATCTGCAACAAGCGATACAACCCTATTAGATCCTGCTGTAGGTGCAAGTAATTATATTGCGCCTGGTGCTGACCGTTATAAGATTGCTTTAGATTTATCAACTAGACCATTCACATTTGACGCAAATGATGACCCTAATTTTATTGAATTAGCTCGTTTGGAAGATGGCGTTATTGTATCACAGAATTTGGATCCAAAATATAGCGTTCTTGGTGCCACATTAGCACGAAGAACATATGATGAATCTGGTGATTATATTGTTAGGCCATATGGTTTACAATTAATTAACCACTTGAAACCGAATGCAAATATTGCTAATGGTTACTATACTGCTACCCAAGGCGGTGATGATAATAAACTTTTCAATGTGGTCACTCCAGGCAAAGCATACATTAAAGGATTTGAAGTTGAGAACATTCGCTCAAGATATATTGTTGGAAACAAAGCTCGTGAGTATGCTAATGTAAACAATGGAATTATCAGTACAACTATTGGTAATTACATCTATGTTACTAATGTTAATTCTGTTCCAGACTTTTCTTCACCGCCAGTTGTCAATTTTTATAACCAATATAACGCAGCTAAAGGCACCAACAATGGCACATTGGTTGGTACTGCAAGGGCCAAAGGTTTAGAATTTTATTCTGGAACTTCTGGAACATCAACTGCCGTTTATAAGCTTTGGTTATTTGATGTGGTAATGGCAGCTGGTTATGTTTTTGAAAGAGATGTTAAACAGATTTATTCTGACAATACCGCCTACACAGACTTTACTGCTGATATATCACCAACATTAATATTGTTGTCCGGTACTGTAACAAAGTCATCAAGTTGTACCAAAATAACAGGTGTGGGTACTGAGTTTATTGGCCAAATCAAAGACAACGATTATATTACAATCGATACAGAGACATTCAAAGTTGGTAATGTAGTCAATTCATCCTCTTTTACAACTAATACTACGCCAGTAACCAATACTGCGGGTTCATTTGCTTATTTGAATACAGTTGTTTATAACGATACTGAGCATTTAAGTAATTTGTTTGAAATGCCTTATAAAATTATTAGACAAGTCGACCCAACAAATTTAGAAACTTCTTATACAGTTAAGAGGTCTTATTCCAGAACATTGTCTGCAAACACAGTATCAATTACTGCTGGTACAGATGAAACTTTTGCATCTATTTCAGCTACAAATTATGCTGTTGTGGTTAAAAATGGTACAGCAAATGGCACATATCTAAATGCGACTAGTCTTATTACAAGAGGTGGTTCTCCAACAGGTAAAACAATTACAATTGATGTTTCATCTCTTGCAACAACACCGGCTAATGTATCTGCATATACAACTGCTGATATTGAAGTTTTAACATCGGTACAGAAAACAAATTCTGCAGCTACAAAGAAAACTAAAACTCTTGTATCAGCTGCAACTGTTGATTATACATCCAATGTTGCTGCACAAGCTTCAACAATATCATTAGGCAAAGCAGACATTTACCGCTTAGTTAGTGTAAGTATGTCAACATCTGCATTTGGCACTTCTTATAGTTCAGCTGGTGCCGTTGATATTACAGACCGTTATACATCCGATAATGGCCAAAAATTAACATATTATGGTGTTGGTACAATTTCATTAAAACCAAACCAAATAAAGCCATCTGGCCCAATTAGAATTACTTTTGATTATTTTACCCATGGAACTGGAGATTATTTCTCTGTAAATTCTTATGGTGATATCAACTATAAAGATATTCCAGCATTCACAAATAGTGGTAAAACATATCAACTCCGTGATTGCTTAGATTTTAGGCCACGTATTAATGATGCGGGTACTGGATTCACTGGTACCGGTGCTAGTGTTGGTGACTTCATTTCTCCAACAAGTGATGTTCAAACCGACTATTCATATTACTTGCCTAGAATCGACAAGATTGCAATTGATACGCAAGGCATTATGCAAGTGGTACAAGGTGTAAGTTCTTTAGATCCTAAGGAACCAAAAACGCCAGATAACTCAATGGGTCTATTTGTATTAGACCAAAAGGCTTATGTTTTTGACATTGATAGAGATATTTCAATAACAACAATTGAAAACAAACGATATACAATGCAAGATATTGGTAGAATTGAAAATCGTGTTAAAAATTTGGAATATTATACAGCATTAAGTTTGTTGGAAAAAGATACTCAGTCTTTACAAATCCAAGATGGCTTAGGTTTTGACCGATTCAAAAATGGTTTCATTGTAGATAATTTTGCCGGCCATGGTATTGGTGACGTTTACAACCGTGATTATGGTGTTGCAATTGATTATGAAAAACAAGAATTGCGTCCTCTAATTGATAGTAAAATTATTACACTCAATGAAGTTAATACACTAACAAATTCAAGAACAGCAAATAACTATTCATTAGTGAATGATGTTATTACTTTGCCATATACAGAAACAGTATACATCAAAAATGATAAGGCTAGTAAAACGGAAAACATTAATCCGTTTAGTGTCATTACATGGCATGGCTTTGTTAAATTGGATCCACCTAGTGATAGTTGGGTTGATACAGAAGAATTGCCATTAATTACCAGAAATGAAAATGGCAATTATGACCAATTCTCAGCTGACGCTAGAGCTAAAGGAACTTATGGTTCTGTTTGGAACAGTTGGCAAACCACAGTCTATGGTAGCCAACGGGTATCTACAAGAACTGGTTTAGATTACCAAGTATCAGAAAAGATTGACACTAAAACTATTGACAATGTGGTTATTAGCACAGAAGTTGTGCCTAAAATGCGTTCAACCACTTTGAAGTTTACTGGCCAAGGTTTGAAACCTAATACTAGAATTAAGATTTTCTTTGACAATATCAATGTCACAAACTTCTGTAGAATGGGTAATGTATCTACTGCGACTTCAAACGCAAATACATTCATGTCAAACACATCAATCCGTTCCACAGTCAGTAATTTGATTACTGATAATACAGGTGCTGTTGAAGGTTTCTTTAACTATGTTTCTGATATATTCAAATTGACCACAGGTGAAAAATCATTCCGTATTACCGATTCTGCGGTAAATTCAAACGATTTTGAAACATTGGCCGAAACAACATTCAGTTCTTCTGGCAAATTACAATATGTGCGTGATGAAGTTGTATCAACCAGAAACGCTGTATTGAGTGTTAAAGACCTTACAGAATCGAAGACAGAACAAATTTATATTAATAATACTGTTGCTGTTATTCCTAGTGGTAGTGGCGGAGGGCCACCAACAACACAGGATGATAAGAATGATGATGATACTGGCGGCGGAACTACCTCAACAGCACTACCAAAGAAAGACGTTATTGATATTGTTTTTCAATACGGTATTAATTCTACGGTTAGTGAACAACAAAGAAAAGATTTTTATAATGGCACTTACGGTGGTGTTGCTGGATCAGCATTAAAAACTGCGGCCGATAACTCAACAATTTCACCATCATTAATTGGAGCAACCGGAACGATTGATGGTAAAGCTATTATTGATAGTTGGAATTCAGCTATGACGTCTGGTGGCTCTTCTGCTGCTAAAGCTGCAATTGGTGTTAATGATAATACTTTGGCTGTCTATCATGCCGCTTATGCAGCAATTGGCACAGCATCTGCTGATTCTAAAGCTAACGGATTATATCAACAACATGTAAACGGTGGTGTTGCTAAAGATTTAGCAAGACAGTATGCAGCTGCAGCTATTGCAGCTGGTGTTGCAGCTGCAGGCCAAGGAACTGTTACAGAAGCAAGCACTTCTGTTGCTTGGAGAGCTGATGCTGTTGCTGCTACTACTAATGCAGTTACTTTATCACCTACTATAACGTCTGCTACTGGTTCAACAACAACAGCTAAAACATGTTCTGGTGTTGACCCATTAGCACAATCATTCTTTGTTGATACTCCATTAGTATTAACTAAAGTTGATTTGTTCTTCTTTGCAAAAGATTCTACTATTCCAATGAAAGTGGAAATTAGAAAGATGGTTAATGGATTCCCAAGTTCATACATTGTCCCATTCAGTACCACATATGTGTATCCAAGTGCCATCACAACAAGTGATGATGGTTCTGTTGCCACATCCGTTTCGTTTGATTCACCACTCTACTTAGATGTTGGTGAATACGCAATTGTTTTGTTGGCTGAATCTATTAATTATCGTGTTTGGATTTCTGAAGTTGGTGGTACCGATGTATTAACCAATTCTTTAATCTCCGAACAACCATATATTGGTGTTTTGTTCAAATCACAAAATGCTTCAACATGGAATTCTGACCAGTTTCAAGATTTGAAATTCAGATTGTATCGTGCAGTTTATGATACTACAGTAACAGCTACTGTTGATTTAGCATTTACTGATGATACCTATGGTTTAGCAAATTATAAGACATTAGGCAAAGACCCATTGGAAGTTTATCCTAAGTCTAGCACGATGCGGGTGTACCATGATAACCACGGACATAAGAATGGTTCAACTGTCAGATTGACTGGCTTTATTTCGTTGACCAATTTCATGTCAACAACAAACTCAAATTTCTATGGTATTGATTTGACAACATTAGAAAATCAAAACTTTACTATTGATAATGCAACATTAGATAGTTATACAATTACTTTGCCTAATGTGGTAAACTCAAATGTTACATCATTGATAAGAGTTGGTGGTGATGGAATTGCTGCTACATCAGATTTTAAGTATGATACTTACTATTCGTCATTAGCTTCTGTTGTTCCACGAGGAACATCTTTAGTTAATAAGATTAAAACTACATCAACTGCTTATGCTATAGATTCTAGTTTTACCACAATTTCTACTGACAACTACAACTTTGCAAATTCAAGAGTGTTGGCAAGTAATGCTAATCACCAAGTTGCAATGGGTGGTGTAGATAAGTCATTCGTACATCGTGTTGAATTGTCAACATCAACTGATTATTTGTCTCCAATTTTGGATACAAAACGCAATGCAGGTATCTTTGTAAGAAACTTAATTAACTATCCAACATATGACAGCGAAAACATTATCTCTGCTAATGATGTGGTCACTATTGCAAATGCCTCTAATATTCTGGTTACACAAGTATCTGGTGCTCAAGGCCTGATTACGTTCACTGGTGCCGCAGATAAGGCAAACGCTTCTGCTATCATTAAAGGTTCTTATCTAAACATTACCGCAAATAATGGCGTTAATGCTGGTCAGTATCGTGTGTTGGATGTTTTGAATTCTGGCGCAAATGTTTCAGTATATAATGTCAGTACACAGAATGTATCTACAAATGCAACGGCAACATATACTATCACAAATGGTAGAAACTTTGTTGCTGAAGAAGCCGCATATGATGGATCCGCATACTCTAAATACATTACAAGAGAAGTTAATTTTGTTAACCCATGTACTGCGTTTAAGTTCTATGTGGATGCTATTCAACCATCAGGAACAGCTATTGACTTCTATTATAAAGTTAGTCAAGTTGGTGATACAATTGACTTAAAAGATAAAGAATATACTAAAGTGGCCAACGTGATTGTTACTACATCACTATCTGGTGAGTTCTATGAAGTATCTAAAATTGTGGATAATTTGCCACAATTTGATGCCATAGTCTTTAAGATTGTGTTCAATGGTACTGATAGCTCACAAGTTCCTAAGTGTAAAAATCTTCGTGTAATTGCATTGGCTTAATATGAAATATAAAGTAGAAGGTCATCCTGATTTGATTCGGGATGGCAATAGTAAAGCAATAATTAACACTAATAAAAGTGCTATGGCTGAGCATCTATATAAGAGGGAACTGAAAACAACAGTTCAAGGCCTTTCTGAAGAAATGAATACGATTAAAAATGAATTCAAAGAAATTAAAACTTTGTTGCAACAAATTGCATCTAGAGGACAATAATGGCAATTAATCAAATCACAACGGCGAATACGTTCCAACAATGGTTGATTGCTACTCAATCTATTATTTCTGTTGCAAACAATCTTACGGACGGCGGCGCTTCTTCTACTTTTTTTGCTAATACTAATGTTCAAATTGGCGGTGATTTAACTGTTACTGGTAACATTACACTTGAAGCGGTTGGTTATGACAATTTGGGAGTATCTGGTGATTTAAATGTTGTCGGTAATACAACTGTAAATAATATTTTTGCAAGTGGTGCTGGGTTTTCTCAAAACGCCAATGTAAAATCAGGAGTAACAACATTCTCTGTTGTGAATTCTGGCTCAGGCGCTTATTTGTTTGACCAATATTCTGGTAACAATCCTGACATATATTTACATCCTGGCCAAACAGTTTCATTTAGTATTAATGCTTCTGGACATCCATTTTTGATAAGACAATCAAATGGTGGAACACTTTATAATGTAGGCCTCACGCATGTATCAACAACTGGTGTTGTTACTGTTGAAAGTGGCGCTCAGGCAAAAGAAACTGGAACACTTATTTGGAAAGTCCCTTTTGGATTAGCTGGTAATACATATGTTTATCAGTGCCAAAATCATTCCGGCATGGTAGGAAATTTAGTTATTCAACAAACTGTCACATCAGCTTTTGCAGCGGCTAATAACTCAACTGGCGATGCTCTTGCTTTCGCAATTGCACTAGGATAAATAGATAAATAGAATATCAAGGATATTAAAACATGGCAAACACATTTAAAAATTATTTTGGTAAATCTGTCACAGCAAATACGACAATCTTTACCGCTGGCGCAGGAGTACAGGCTACTGTAATTGGTATGACAATTGCAAATCTGACCACTTCTCCAATATCTGCAAATGTATTCATTACAGCTAGCGGAACAGATTATTACATGGTGAGTCAGGCTACCATTGCAGTTGGCGGCGCCTTCGTACCAATCGGAGGTGACCAGAAACTCGTCATGGAAGCAACTGATGCTATTAAGGTTTCAACCTCTGGCACTAGTGACGTTATTTTATCGGTCTTGGAGATTAGTTAATGTCTTTTCTAGGCAATACACCAAGCACTCAGTCATTTACATCTCTTACTGAAAGATTTAATGGCAATGGTAGCGCAACTACCTTTACATTGTCTAGAGCGGTGTATAATGCCTCTGACATTGAAGTCATAGTTAATAACGTCCAACAGGATCCGTATGATGCATATACGGTCAATGGTACTACAACGCTGACATTTACTGGTGCACCTTCAGTAGGCACCGGTAATATTCTAGTAACATATCGAAACTATATTGTATCTGTAGTTGTTCCGGGTCAAGGTACTGTAACAAACAGCACTTTAGCTGCAGGTTCTGTTACTGGTGACAAGATTGGGTTGACTGCTATTACTGGTAACCTGGTAGCTGCTGCCGCAATTACTGGTGACAAGATTGCAGCCGCAACAATTGGTTCATCTAATCTAACGACAACCGGTGTGTCTGCCGGTTCTTATGGTGGTGCAACTCAGATTCCAGTTATTACAGTTGGTACTGATGGTCGTGTATCATATTCAGCCAACGTAGCGTTTAGTGCCGTTCCAACATTCTCAAGCGGCTCATTTGCGGTTGCTAATACATCAGGTGCAATTGCTAATACTTCATTAGATGTTTATGGTGGTGTTGCTATGAATGTGGTGACATTGGCAACTACAAGTAACACAGTCAATGTGGCACTTGCAAACTATTTCATCTCAACGCCAGCAGGAACATCTACATGGATATTCACTGGTGTACCTGAGTCTAGAGATTCATCTTTCGTATTACAGTTGGCCAATGGCGGTAGTTATACAGTTACATGGCCTTCTTCAGTTAAGTGGCCAGCAAATACTGCACCAACACTCTCAACGAATGGTGTTGATGTGCTAATCTTTTCTACAGTTAATACAGGAACTACATGGCGTGGTTCTTCATTGACAGGCTACACAGCATAAATTATGGCATTTTCACCTAGAAGATTAATGCGTGGTGCCAGTGGTGCTGGCGGTTATCAAATCTCACGCAGTTTGAGGTTCAATGCTGCTGACTCTAATACGTTAACAAGAACCCCTGTAACTACTGGTTCTCGCACAACATACAGTTTAAGTTTTTGGATAAAAAATCCATTTACAAGTGGTTCTGATAACCCTGTATGGGGTCAATCTTCAATAGCTAGGGAATCTTTAGCATTTCAAGGTTTTAGTTATGCTCACAATCCTATCCAATGGATTCCATTTACAGGATTTGAATTTAGAACAACTCAGGCTTTTAGAGACAATTCTGCTTGGTATCATGTTGTTGCAGTAGGTGATTCTACAAATGCAACTGCGGGAGATAGAGCAAGGTTATATATCAATGGTGTTCGTGTTACTGCCTTTGACCTTTCCTCAACGATTACTCAAAACGCACAAACAGGACAATTAAATACGGCAGTTTTGCATTACATTGGCCAAACATGGTCTAGTGATGGCGCACTTCCAAGATTTTATCTTACTGAAATGAATTTCATTGATGGTCAAGCCCTGACCCCATCATCATTCGGTGAAACAAACGCACAAACAGGCGTATGGCAACCTAAAGCCTACTCAGGTAGCTACGGCACTAACGGCTTCTATCTGAACTTCTCAGACAACAGCAACACCACTGCCGCTACATTGGGTAAAGACTACTCAGGTAACGGCAACAACTGGACACCTAATAACTTCAGCGTGACTGCGGGTGCGGGTAATGACTCTGTTGTTGATTCACCAACTCCATACGGAACTGATACTGGTGTGGGTGGTGAGGTGCGTGGTAACTACGCTACGCTGAATCCATTGCATGGTGTTGCAACGTCAGGTGCTTTTTACCTTACCAATGGTAATTTAGACTTAAATGTTTTAGACAATAGTGGTTATAGAAACTTTGCGGCAACTATTAGTCCTGAAGGATTTAAAGGATATTGTGAAGTAAGAATGGCCACAGACCCAAACTTTCAAATTGGTTTTGCTTTTGAAAGTATTCTTCCATCAAACACACAATATCAAACTAATCCTCCAAACGCATTTTATATGAGTGGAGATGGTAATTTTAGGAGTGGTCAGACTGTTGTAAGGTCTGCATATACGCCATCATTTGCTTCAGGTGATATTTTACAAATTGCTTTTGATTTTACTGGTGGCGCAAGAAATATTTGGTTTGGAAGAAATGGAACTTGGGGTACTAGTGCCGCTGGCCTTGGTGTCCCAGCAACTGGAACAAATCCAATATTTACTGTTAGTGACCTTTCTCAAGCATGTAGGCTTTATTTTGGAATTAACACAGGTGCTGGAACTGTAACAATAAACACCAACTTTGGTCAACGCCCATTTGCCTACACAGCACCAACAGGATTCAAAGCACTTTGCACACGAAACTTGCCAGTGCCTACGATTGGGGCGACTACGGCTACGCAAGCGGGTAAGTATTTTAATACCGTTTTATATACGGGTAATGGCACAACTCAAACAATTAGTGGCGTTGGATTCCAACCCGACTTTCTTTGGGTTAAATCTAGAAGTAATGCTTATTGGCATAGTTTACTGGATGTTGTTCGTGGTCGTGCTAAAACATTGTTTACTAATGTTACAAATGCAGAATTTACATCTGCAAGTGACAAAGAAGTTACAGCATTTACTTCAGATGGTTTTAGTCTTGGTCCAGATGATAATTACAGCATCAACTCAAGTGGTGCAACATTTGTCGCATGGAACTGGAAAGCCGGCAGTAGCACCGTAACCAATACAGCAGGAACAATAACCAGCCAGGTAAGTGCAAATCCCACATCTGGTTTTAGTATTGTAACCTATACAGGTA